CGGTGCGGCGGATAGTGGGGCCAGTGGGACCGCTCACGCGCGGCTCTACAGGCAGGCTACGGACGGGTTTCGGAACGATGGGGGCTGTAGAGCCAGCAGCATCAGGAACCGCCACAGGAAGCGCTCTGCCCGCTGGTTGCACACCTTCAGGACCAGCGGGGCCAAGGATTTTAGCCTGACCACCTTCATAAAATGGAGTTCCAGGAGCAAGCTGCGCAGGCAATTTGGTAGCAGCCTTGAATGCACCTGTTCGTTGATCCCTGACACCTTGATATTTGACAGCACCGCTATCCACAGTTTCAGGGGCGCCATACTGCTGATTGATGCGCTGTTGTGTGTCCATGCCTCTGCGCAAAGCATTTTCAGAAAACGCTTTGACGCTAGGAGCTGCGTTAAGCTCCTCCATCATATGATTTACAGCTTCAGGGGGCAGCTTAAGAGTTTTGGAAAATCTGTTTAATCTCTCAGCAGCCTGCTGCTTAGTGATATTCGGGTCATCAATCATGGTTGATAATTCTTGGTTCATCAACCCGAATTGAGTATTCATCAAATCAAGCTTCTGCTTATCTATATTGATAGCGCCGCTTTGAATTTGCTGAGACTGCTGTTGCAATGAGCCAATCTTACCAGCCATCTCCAAAGGAGATACCGGCAAAGCCTGATTGTAGCTGGAAACGTCTGCTTCTAATCCTGCCATGTTCTAAATCTCAATATACGGGCATAGAGTAGTTGCCTACTTGTGTGGTAGTCGGATTAGAGCCACTGCCGTATAGCCCCTTATAAGCAGCGTATCCTCCGATATTGGAAGCTAGATTGCCCACACTAGCGCCAATTTTATTATCAGCAGCAGCCTCAGCGTTAGCCCCTCCTGTCAGAGCAGACCCTGTATTGTAAGCTGCTTTTTCACCGAGCACACCAGTCTGCGCAGCGGCATTTTCACCAGTATCGACTAAACCTTTTAAGCGATTGTACGCATTCGTTTGATTGGTGTTAGCCATATCGAACGCAGTCTTATAAGTGTCAGTAGCCAACCCTTTAGCGAAAGCTGCTGCGCCTTTTAGCGCCGCTCCTGAGCTGGCTAATCCTCTAGCGGCGGCCGAATTGGTGACAGCCTTCTGACCTTGAGTAGAAGCGAATTTATAATAATCGCTGTTCTCTAGCTGATTAGGATCAACACTGATTGGAGAAGTTAGCTCAGAGAGCCTGTTGGTCAGCTGCGTAGAAGCGGTTTGACCGATATTGCGATACGGGCTTAAATCTTCTCTGGTTTGCTGATATTGCTGCTGCTGAATACCGGCAACCTTGTCAGCATTAGCTTTCTGGACATCAGCGGCCTTGCTGGCACCATAAGCAGTAGCGGCGCCACCGATAACCGCTGATCCAATAACTGCTGTCGCAACCCATGCCATTTTAGCTAACTTTCAAATAAAGATCATCAGAGAACTTAACTAGGCCAGTCATCAGCTTGTTATTTTCATTGCAATAAATTTGCGCTACTTGTAACAAAGCTGCTTTGTCAAAATTTTCGATATGTTTCAATTTACTTCTAGTGGGATAGTCTAATTTAAATAATTCAGGCTCTGCTTCAACGATTTCAGCCACACTAAGAAAATATTGAAAATATTTGTAAAATATTTCCTGATTGCCTAATGATCTTTCTTCAGCTTTAATTTTATCTAAATCTGTACCAGTAAGTTCTAGCTGGATTTCTTCCATCATGACTTAAAATCCTAATTCCAACTGATCGGATTTAGAAAATTCTAACCACTCGTTTTCGCTCTTAGCGATGAAAACTTTTTCTATCTCGCTCACGTCAGTCTCATCGGTGCCGTGAATGGTGGTCCAAACGCATTCCGTGAGAGTGTGGGCAATCCGCTTCGTCCCAGGAGGCGATACGACCGTGAAAGGCGCCTCGACTTCCCTGATACCCTCCTCTGTGTATACCTGCATTCTGCCTTTTGACAAAATGTTTAATTGCGTAAATTTGTGAATGTCTCCAGTCAGGATGACGCCTGCCGGGATGGTGATTTCGCGAGCGTAGACGCCTTGTGAAAAATAATGCTTGACGGGAATTTCAACCTGAGCCTGTTCCCTCATAAATGCTTCAGCAGCGAAAATCTTATCTCTAGTATTGAGATTATCTAGGCTAACTAATTCATTCATGCTTATGATCCTAAAAATTTAACTGTAGGAGCTACAGCATAGGTTATCCGGATTGTATCACCTATGCCCACAGGAATAAGCTTTTGGCCTGTAACGTCCATAGTGTCAGGCCCTCGAATTAAAGAAACATTAGATACTGTTCCTCCGTCAACATAAACGTTTCCATTTTGATTTGGAGTGTAATCAAACGGAGAACCGTCTAAAATTACAGGAACAGCAGCCGCAACTTTCTGCACAAACTGCTGAAAAAATTGCGTCCAGGGAGTAATGAGGAAAACCCTAATCTTACCATCGGCCGTAGCGGCAATAGCTGACTGAGTATTTGGAACTGGTCTAGTATTAGTGGTCACGTTCTAGCCTTAACTATTTCAATAAATCCACCATTTAGAGCGACATCAGCGTCAACCGACCATTGTAATTTAAAAACTCTATCGCGCCCCATGCCGAGCCTATTCCAGGAAACAGTAGTAAAATATTCGCCAGTTTTACCCAATGACTGAGCTACAGGGTTTCCGTAACTCACTCCTTTATTGTCAGACCAACTTAAGAATATTTCCGGGTCAGCTTCCTGATCAGTGATGCTTCCGACAGTAACATCAGCATCAAAATTTTTATAAGTAATCCTTTCGTAGTTCCCTCCGGTGATGTGAGGAAAAGTTTTAATTCTGACAATTGGTCCGGTAGGGGTAGCAGGAAAGTAATCGGTAAAAATATCTGGACTTAATCTAAGAATATTTCCATTCTCGAAATCGCCGACCAAAACTAATCCGAAAGCGAACATGCAGCAATTAGCTCTGTGCCTGTTCAAAACCCCATTGCTGTCAGTCCAATTCCATTCTAACCATTGCTTAGTAGACAGATCATAGAGCCAAGACTTATTGGCTGTAGGAAATATTAAAGCATAAAAAGAATGATCAGATAATTGAAAGCAAAATCCTATGGCGTCTGATAACGTAAGATAGCTTTTAAATTCAGAAACTATCCGAGGAGTAGAGATTTCCGTAACGTCATAACCCTGCCCCTGCAAAACCAAGCCATTTCCCTGCTGATCCTGCTGCAAGAAAAAAACTAAAATATCTTGGCTAGCGATTGAATAAGCTGCTGAGCATCCATGATTGATGTATGCGCCTTGAACTTGCTGGAAGTAAAAATCGGCAGCGCCAGTGCCGATCCACACCTCACTTGTGAGTGTGCCGATAAGCCAAAGCTCGCGATGAACAACCATAATGCCCACAATAGGGTCATTGAAGCCTGACTTTGCAGCGATATCTAATGGATCAAAAGCACTATCAGCAGTTAAGAATGTCCAAGAGAAGCCAGCTCCTGTTCCTCCTATATCAGCAGCATTGGCACTAAGAACATCTGAAATAGTATAGCCGTGACCACCAGTTACGATATTTACAGCCGTAACAACTCCACCAGCGACAGTGATATTTGCTGTTGCTCCTGTGCCTGTCCCACCAGTTAAAGGAACATTAGAATAAGAGCCGTTAGTGTATGCAGCTCCCGGAGTGGTGATGCTGCCTGATGAAATGGAAGTGCTAGACAGCATTCCGTATGATGCGTTGGACAGGCTAATGAAAAATTCGTTGGTGTCAGGAACATTGAAAATAAAAAACGTATCTAGCAAGTCTACAAAGTCGGCACCATAGAAATTAGGATCAGTTATCTTAGCAAATGCGTTGGAAGCCATGTCAATGACATAGCCATTGATACCATCCACTAAGACAACACACGCTCCGTTATCTTTAAGATAAACTTGAGTGGGAGCGTCAGCTATGCTGCCAATTTGAATTTTTGTACCGTCATTGGCTAAATAGAAAACGCTAGGTCCGACTACAAAATATGCAGTATCGATACTAGTTCTGTACGATCCTCTAACTTTAGCATTTACGTTTGAGTTTACAAATAATTCAGAGCCAGGAGTTTGATAGTAAGTGATAGGAACAGGCGCCTGAGGATCAACATTTGCGTTTATTTCTGCGTACAGATTAACGCATTCTTGTCCGCTAGCTATGACACTTTGTCCAGCGTATGAGGCTGACAGTAATGGAAGCCGCATTGTTTTATCTACGCCTTCTGGCGCTAATGGTGCCACCTACAGTATTTGTACTAGTCGTAAAACTAGAGAATGCGATTAAATAAACTGTTGTAGTAGAACTTACACTTATTCTAACAGATGGTGTGGTTATCCAATCATTATTGCCGCCAGTCTTTCCGCCACCAAAAGCTATTGCTCCAATGGCCCCACTGTCCCCACTTGGAAAAGTTGCTGAAGTAGTGGATATTGCTACACGGTTATAATTTACAACAGTAGTTCCCGCTGGCTGATATTGTGCAACTCCAAAAACGTCCCAATCACCAGCGGTTAAAGATATGCTGGTTATATTAGCAGCAGTTGTAGAAGTTAAAGAAATGCCACTAGCGATTACTTGTGTAGCGGTTATAAACTCTCCAATTTCACCAGCAGCGGCATTATCGTTAGTAGCAGTGCCGTTTTGATGTCCATTAGTACGAGCAGCAGGAACAGTGCCGCTGGTCAATTGGCTAGCATTTAAAGCAGTTAGATTAGTAGCAACTCCTGCTGAAGGAGTGCCGATATCTCCACCTTGGAAATAAGCTGATCCAGTTCCGCTTTCGTCTGTGAGCGCACCTCGCAAATTAGCACTGGTAAAAGAGCCTAGCGACGAAGCGTTACCGACACTAGTAACAGCCCCCGTTAGATTTGCATTAGTAGTGACATTGCCTGCTGTGAGACCGGATGCCGTACCTGTGAGGTTTGTAGCCACTCCGCTAGATGGTGTTCCTAGCGCACCACCGTTCACAACAACAGAGCCAGCAGTTCCCACATTCACTCCTAGCGCCGTTATAACTCCTGTGCCTGCTCCAGTTAATCCAGTAGATATAGGCAGACCAGTCACATTAGTTAGTGTGCCAGACGAAGGAGTGCCTAAAGCTCCACCATTTGTTACAAATGATCCAGCAGTGCCAACACCGATAGCTAGGGCTGTTGCCACACCTGTGCCAAGCCCAGTCACACTAGCAATGCCAGGAGTGCAAGCAGTTTGAGAAGCAGCAGTAATTAAACCCTTTGCATTAGTAGTAAAAGCAGTGCATTGAGTAGCGCTACCAAAGCTGCCCACATTAGCATTGACAGTAGCCAATGTCATGGCACCAGTAGAGGTATCGACAGTAGCGTCACCGTTTAAAGTAAAGCCTCCAAACACTCCAGCGTTGTTATATTGAATTTGTCCACTAGAGCCTCCAACAGTTGCTATAGCAGAAATAGTATTCAGTGAGCAGATTATACCTGTGCCGCACAAAATATCAGGGCCAGTCATAGCGCCGATAGAGCGCAAAGGAGTGTATCCTAGCGCACCAGTGACATCACTGGATTGAATTTGCCTAGAGCCTTGTGCAAAAGCATTAGAGGCTGTCAGCAGCAAAATTAAAATGTAAGCTAAAACTCTCATTTTACTGCTGGTCCGCATTGAAAATATAAAATCCATAATTGCCACCAAATTGTAAAGCAGGAGGCATGCGAAGCTTAGGAATTTGCGCGTTAGCTTTCTTGATAGTATTCAAAGCAACTGCTGCCAATGCTCCTTGAACCGGATTAGGAGGCAACTGATACATAGAAGTTAAACGAACGCATAAGTTATAGTGAATTGCTTCCTCATACTCAGGAGGCATGTTAAATTCAGCGTCTAAATCGTCAGTGACTTGGGTAACGGTCCAGATAAATCCAGCACCAGTTCCACCAAGATTGGTATTTGAGATGGTTAAAGTATCGCCAATCTTGTATCCATCACCAGGATCAAAAATATCAACAGCCGTGACCACTCCCCCGGCAACAGTAACGTTAACTGCGCCACCACCGCCAGAACCAGAAATGTTAGTGAACGGAACGGCCAGATAGCTGCCATTCACATATCCAGCGCCAGGATTGGCAATCTGTCCAGCTTCTAATTCAATGGTGAAGCCGATAGGGCCTTTACAAATCAAATGGATTTCATAGGCTGATGTGGGCACAGGCCAAATGAAAACGTTGCCGTAAGGAAAAGCGGCATCATAAAAATAATACTGAGGCCAAGCCTGCAAATCCTTAAGAGCAATGCGCGAATAATCCTCATAGCTCCAGATAGGAATTAACGGATAGCTGACCTGACTGCTGCCTCCTCCACCGTTTAGCTGCTTAAAGTAAGCAGCTTGTATCTTGTCTGGCCTAGCTGCGTTATAGTATTGACCAGGACCAATGAGATTAGATTTGGAACCATTTCCAATAGCAGAAACGTCATACAGGTTAGGAACTAACCAACGGCGCTTCTGCCATTGCGCAAGCATCCTGTTCAACAGCGTGAAACCGTCATTCACATCTTCAGCGTTGAGCGTTTGGCCTAAGCCAAGAACTCCAGCCTCTTTCATTGCTAGTGTGATGAAGTCCCGCGCTGTAGCCATTAATTAAGTACCCCAACCACTAGCAGCAGGCTTAGCAGCTTCAGCAGGAGCCTTAACGGTCTCACGGCGAGCAGCCTTTTCCTCTTCCTCATTGTTCACAATCACGTTACCTACCCACATAGGGTATTTGGTGTGACCGTACTCATTGAGAATGTTCGGGTCTTTGCCGTAGCCAGGATGGGGATTGGAAACATCCCACTTCTGAAAGCTGACAGGACGGCTATCGCCAGTGCGAGCAACGAAATCGACTTCTAAATCCTTAGGCTCAGGAAAGGAGGTAAGCGACATTATGAATTTTCCCTAGTTTTTTAATTTTAGGTGTTGACAGAAGTTTAGAACCGAATATATTCAATTGTATCAGCAAACGGAGAGAGCAAATGGAACATATCAATATCGGTTACGCTGAAACTGCTCACAGAATTTATATTTGCTATCCCAATATGTGTAATTTTATCTTGTGTGAATGGGTAGACACAATTGGTATGTAGAAGTGAAAAAGGGGCTGGCTCATCACCAGCCCCTAAATCTTTACACGCGGTCAGCAATAACGCAGAGCCATTCCGGACGGATATACTTGAAGCCAAAGAGCACATCCAGACGAGTGGCGAGCTGATCAGTCATCGGAAGGTAGTCAGTCAGCATACGCATGCTGACACCATCGTAAGACGTGCGAGCCGCTTCCTCAACCGCCTTCTTCGGCATGACAAGGTCAGCAGAAGCCATCGTGACGGCCTTCTGCGTATAGGCCAGCGACTTGCGATAGACCGAACCAGCGGGGGTAACCAGAGCCATCGCGGCGCCGTTGAGCGGCGAAGCGTCAACCGTCTGGTACTGCTGCTCAGGGCCACCAGCAACGCCAGTGGACGAAGCAATCAGGCCCGGATAGATCGGGATTGAGGTTGCACCGTTGGCAACGTCAGCGGTAACAACAAACTGACGAAGCGTGCCAAGGCTATCCTTGGTGACGCGGTTCACAGCGTTCACGCCAGCGAAGGTGATGATGTCGCCCTTCTTAAGCGTGCCAGTGATCGCGTTAACGGTGATGTTGCCGCCAGAGGTAGAAGTAGACTGGTTGCCACCGTTAACAGTACCACCAGCAGAGAACGTGCCAGTAGTATGCTTAATGACAGTCTGATCACGGAAGAAGCGATCATAACCAAGGCCAGACTTCATCATGCCGCTGCGGAACTGAGCGGAGACTTCCTGGGACGGATTGAGCAAGCCAGCGAGAGAGCTGACAGTGCGAGCATCCGAAGTCGGGTCTTGAACGCAGCGACGATCCAGCATGGAAGCGCCCTGATCATCCAGCACCGCATTGGCGCCAGTGAACTGGTCCATAGTGGGCGAGATAATGTTGCCAGCGCCATCAGTATTTGCGACTAAGTTACAAACACCACCCTCAGAGCCGCGCATAATGGTGGACGCAACCTTACCGCAGAGAGCGTTAACCATCGGAGCCATGACCAGTTCCGAGTAACGGTCAATACTCATCGAGCGCTCAGCGGTGGTGAACGGAGTGGCGACGTTCTTCTGAGACGAAACAGTCAGCGAAGTGAACTGCTGCGTATTGTCCTGAAGCTGCATAGCAGGGCCATCGGTGACAATGAAGTCAGACGGCAGACGAATACGAAGGGTGTCGCCAATCTTCGCACCGTCAATAGCAAACTGGTCATCATACTGCGTATCCATGTTCATAATGAACAGGTTGCTATTCTTGAAAAGCATCACCGCCTCAGCAGTGATCATGTCGATAGTAAGATAAGTATTGCCAGCCATAATTAATAAGTCCTGATGTTAATGGGTTTCAACTGATGGAAAATTGCTGTTGCTAGAGACAGCGATTTTAAAGCTAGCCATCAGGGCCATTAACCGGACCAAGGCGGGGCATTCCAAAGGACAGGGTTTGCTAAGCGAAACCAAGAAAAGCTTATGCCCACACTAAGAGCAAACTTTTAAAAGTCTGTCAATCAGTGTGGGCACGGTATTTTTAGATTTTTTGAACTAGAACGTCCCAGCGCTCGGCAATCTGATCTGTCGCAGGAAGGTAATCTTGAATATATCGGCTAACTACTTTTTCAAATTCTTCAAGTTTTGCTTCTACCACAGCTCTTCTTGGTATCACTAAGCTGTAAAATTTCACATGCTCTAATTCTTCAATTTTACTTAAAAATTGAATATAGGCTTCTGCGAAAGTCAAACCTTCTTTTTCAATATTGTCTATTGAAACTTCGACTCCTTTGGAGCTTTTATATTTTCCTCCAATGCCCATAATGTTGAATTGAAAAGAATTAGGATAGTCGCTAATCTTAGCTCCTTCCATGACATATTGAGGCTTTTCAATTACAATATTTGCATTTCTAAGATCACAAAATAATCGTTCTGCAAAATTTTCATTCAGCATTGTTTAAAATCCTTGCAGTTTACGCTTTTCAGCAATCTGGCGCTGACGCTTCGCTACGAAGACTTCCATATTCTTAGTGTCAGCTTCGGTAATCGTGTTAGAAATAACCCTAGTTCCTTTAACTGGCTTGACAGGATCAGGAACAGCGGACAGCTTCTTAGGCTTAGGCTTCTTGGCATCCAAAAGCTTATTTGAAATTTTAAGAAGCTCGGCAGTGAGCTTAGTAGGCTTCTTAGCATGGCTGTAAA